CACTGTATGCAAATGACGGTATGCCGGATGCGCTATCCGCCATGCGGATGATGGCGTTGATCTCCGACATAATGAGATGGTACTGGGCGCTGACCGTGCGCATAGAGCGCAGTGGATCAGGCGTTGCACCCCCGGTGTACATATCCGCGATCTCGTATTGCTGGCCGGGGGCGATGTTGGTTGCGTCGCTCGGGTTCTTAAACACGGTGCTGTTCTTCATCAACGGGGGCATTGTCGCCCAAGCGATGTTGTTCTCAAACACTTGCATCAGGGTGTTGACTTGTTCCTCGTAATCCCTGATTACGTGCGGGATCCCGACGACATCGTATATACCGGTGCCGATGACCTGGAACGGAATGATGCTGTATGTACGATCAAGGCCTCCGGGTGCCTTCTCTGCTTCGCAAAGAATGGTCATACCGCCGCAAATGACAACGTGAGCGTTCACTGTGTCCGTTGCCTTGATGCCTGCGACGCCGATCTTCTCCAGATCCTGCCCGTTAAAGAAGCCTTCGTGGATGCACAGGTCGATATGCTCGTCCGGCTCCCAGTATCCTGCGGATGTGTCGGGTTTGTAGTTGTCGGATAGCCATGCGCGGTCTGTCTCAGCAAACTTTGTGAGGATCTTCTCGATCACGTCACGCTTGTAGCGCTTGTCCTTGGCCATGGCCACAAGCTGCGCCTTGGTTACGCGGGAAAGCTCCGTGTTGCCGGTGCAGTCGTTGATATTCTCGGCGTCGTCGCTGGAATAAAAGTTTCCTGGGTCCACAGACCGGAATACAGGGCGCATTTCAAACGAACGCTTGGTGCCTTTACCTGAATGGTTCAGGACTTGCACGTTTTGCCAAGACGGAAAGCGGGCCACCCCCATACCGTACAGGAATTGGTTGTGTGTGATCTGGCTGTATGCTTTTCGGAACCCGCCTTGGATAATGTGGTCGCGCATCTTCGTAGTTGCACGCTTTGCGCCCTCAGTTGCCACTCCGACCAGTCGCATTTGCTCTACGGCCTTGAGCTTCTGCGCTTCGCGCAGCATGAAATCCTTGACGACCTTCTCGATCTTGCCGTTGGCGTCTACGAGTGTGTCACCCACCCCGTTGCCACGCTCCAAAATCCGTTTACGTAGGTCGGCCTCGATGGACTGGCGTATTGTTTCACGGGAAAAATCGTCGAGATCAGGCTCTGGCGTAGGGACACACGTAACAATGCGGTCTAAAGCGTTGACAGCTAGGGATGTCTTCCAAGCACGGGCCGCATTTACCTTCTCATTGGTAAGAGACACGTACCGAACAGGGCAAAAACCGAATGTTGCCTGGATTCGGGCCGAAAGCTGCTGGTCGTAAACCTTTTTGTACTGCTCGTTGGCGTGACGCATCATCACATCGAACGAATTGTTCTGGAAAATAGGCTTGCTCTCACGTTTTTGCTTGGCAGCCTGCAGCCTTTGCATCACTAGCGTGGCAATTTCATCGGCTGCTGCTTCTAAATTCATGCGCGAAGTCCTCTATTAGCCCCACATGGAGCCTGATTGTTTGGTCTGACGGCGCATTATATCAGAGACGCGTGGGTAGGTGCTTCCATGCTGCCGTATGTCTACGGTTCTAGGGGCTGCAAAGCCTGTATCTCTGGCTTTGGCTACGGCAAAAGTCATTAGCGCGTCACAACAATGGCTTGCCCAGTTATGCACAGGTTTACTAGATGCAACTTTTCGCACTTCGTCGTACTCATAATGGTATTCTTCAAAGCACTCCAGCGCATATCCACAGGCAGGCTCCCCGGAATCCAGATCCAGAGTGTTGTTAATTATCATTCTGTTGATAAGCTGTGCGCCCAAGGACAATTGATCATTCTTAGGTGTATTGGGGACGCGCTTAAAGTTTAGCCCCAGGCGTGCGGCTTGCTCGATACGGCTTGTGCCGGTGCCCCAATCGCGGTTGGCTATGTCATGTGGACCCCAATGATCACCGTAAAAATAACCTTTGTCTGATAGTACCTTGGCGTAGTGCTCAAGCCCGTTGCTGTTGCTTTTGTATACATCGATGAGGCGGGACTCAGACCCTATGTTCTGCCAAAAGCATATCACTGTGTCGTCAGCCACCCCCAGGTCCCACGAAGTATCGACTGGGTACCTAGGATCGTAGGCGCACGGCCCGTACCTGCCGCTTGACTTTAACTTTGCGAGTTCGGCTGTCCACACGCCTCCTATGGTGGCTGCGTTCCAGTCGGCTAAATATTCCTGTTTCCATAGTGCCTCGCCCATTGCAACACCATGCTCTTGCACGTAGGCATGGCGCTCAGCTTTTAGCTGGGCCGCAGTAAAAACTCCGGTGTCTTCTGCGCTAAAGGTAGCCACATAAGACCTAGGATTATCTTTGTGAGCCTGATATAATTTGTAAAAATGATTTTTCCCGCGAGGGCTAGATATGTGGATTGAGCTACCTGACGTTTCTAAAATCATCGGGCGTATCAGGGAAAATGCAGCAGGGTTGGATAGCGCTGCCTCAGATGCCACGTAGCCAACGATACCTGCACCTACCAATGAGTCCGGTTGGTCACTGCCCACAAGCTGAAAGGTAGAATCATTCACTAACTGCAACAGCATTGATTTGTCTTCTCTCCGTTTGATAATCTCTGGGGGGAAGCAATCGTTAACGCGTGTGCGGCCTGTCCTCGCATTCACACCTTCATAGATTGAACGGCGTGCTTGTGAGTATTGAGGGAGTGCGTAAAGATACGAACCTACTCGCTGCATAGCTTTGATGGTCATAGCCTGCATTGCTAACGCATCTTTCCCATATCTGCGATGGGCGTTGATAACTATTGTATCTATGCTAGGGTCCATTAGCGCAGACCAAACCTCTCTTTGGTCGGGCCTTGGTTTCCAGTCATATGCGGGAAGGGTTATTACTTTAGACATACCACTAACTCAACGCCTTCCAAATAATAGCGCCCACCATAATGTCGTTAAGCGCGACGATGGTGACGAGCTGTGTGGACCAGGTACATGCGCCAACGGCGAGGCCCAGGCCGTACACCAGCATGGTTACGGTGAATAGCGTGATGGTCACGGCCAGCGCGAATAGCGAGGCTCCTTGCCTGAAGCCTAGCAGCATGATGCACCGTTGTTTTTATCCCTGTACCAAGACCACTGGTATCCGCAGCTATAGCATTTGTAAGCTGCGTAGTCCTTTGTCTTGTAGAAGTCAGCCCAAGGTTTTAAGTCTGCGGGGTTGGTAATCTTTTCTACATGGCCGATTTGCTTATCTTCAATCAAACTACCTGCTTTGCAGCAGATGCATAGTTGGTTAATTCCGTGTTGTAGCCCTGCGCCTAATCCCTGGGTAGCGTCTTTAATGTATGCGAATGCTGTTCTACATACATCCGCTGCACTATAGCTTTGGATGGTGTGTGAATCATCCATCAGCAGCATACCGTTACTGGGTTGGTGGGTGTCGATTGGCTGTCGCCTGTAGCCGTGTGCGTAGGGACGTTGGCCATGGGTGAGCAGGTGTCGATGTACACCCGCTCAGAGGTGCAGCAGCAGGTAGGTGTGCCAACTGTCAGCTGCCAGATCCCGCGTGTCGGAAACGGTGTTGGTATCGTCACCTGCAGCTGGCCTGTAGCCAGAAGCGTAGTGGCCAACTGCACGGTTGGCAGGTCATGGCGGGACAGCCGGGCTGTGAACGCTGGGCTCGTAGCGCTTGAGCTTGGGGCGCAAGGACTTGGGCTTAGCAAGAACGTAGGCGAGGAGCAAGGCGAAATAGTTTTCATAGTACCGCTAATTTTATCACATCCGCTAACCAGGCCAGCACCCAGCCAATACCCCAGAATAAGTACGACATGCACACGGCCAGGTACGCCGCCTCTGAGGTGCTCATGCTGTCGGCGCTGCGCTTGTCAGATGCGCGGATAATGAAGAGCGCAAAAACCCAAAAGGAAAAACCAATACCAAATTGTGTCATATGTGTCATACCGAGTACCCCAAGATAAAAGCCAGGATTAGTAGTGCTAGCACCCGAGCGCCAGAGCAGCAATGGCAGTTGGTTGTGGTGATGGCGTGCAACTTAGCAAGCGGGACGTGCAGCCAAGGGATGAATGTGTCGACGTCACACGGGTTGAAAACGTACAGCTTCCAATCCTCGTAGGTATTCTTAATAGCGTGGGGCATTTTGATCTTCCTTCTTACGAGACTTTCTTTGCTTGGGTAGACCCGCGCTGGCCCATGAGCGCAGCAGCTTTACCGGTGTGGTCGGACTAAGCCAGGGTACGCACACCGCCTTGCTTGGTGCTTTTTTACTCACGCCCATTGGTTGTCCTTAAACATTTCAGGTGTGATGAACAGGTGCCGGTTCTGTGAGATGAACCGTGAGGTCTGCTCCTTTGGGGACGATGGACAGTTGCATTTCGCCGTTAGTATCGTCGGCTGTCCGCCCGGTGGGGTGGTCTTGCGGTAGACGATCTGGCCTTGCGCGATGATGGTGTCTGCTGGGATTGTCATTCTAAGTCACTTCTAAATGTTGCTGTGGTATCGACGACCAGGGCTGTTGGCATTGGCATTGGCTGCGGGGCGTCGGGCTGGAAGGTGTTGATCTGTATAGTGATCGCAGGAGGCGCCACGTCCTTGGCCTTTGCGAAGTCGGGGTTGCGCACCTCCGCTAGCTTTAGGAGCAGGGAGTCAGAGTACACAGTTTCCGTATCGACAAACATGCCTTTATAGTAAATCGCTTTTTCCACCCCGGTGATAGCCCGTCTGGTTATCTCCGCCTCAATGGTGTCCGCCCACTGAGCTGCAGCTTCCTGGACGTTGAGCTGGAACTGCTCAGCGTCTGCGGTCTGGGCCTGGCAGTATTTCTCGATCTGACCCTTGGTAATGCCCGCCGCTTGTGCCGCCTTGGTGAACAGACCGTGGGTACGGTAGGACTGCAGGAACAAGTCCTGCTGCGTTGGCGTTACGTGTGCAAGGGTGAGGTCTCGGGTCATTGCAGCATGGAGGGTGCGTTGTACGCGTCAACCGCTGGGATGATGGCCATCACCAGATTGGTGTCTTTGGGGATGATGTCGTGCAGCATTGCGTATGCATGCTCCTCCTCCGTCATAGCAAGAAACAGGCTGATCTTGATCTTGCCATCCGGCGATGATACAGGTGCTTCGTAAATCTGCGTGCCAATAGGTAAAGTAATCATGGTCAGGATTCTAGCACAGGGCTTTAATAACCCTCGCTGGTGTAGGGGTATTATACCTTATGGCCTATGGATAGGGCTTGTCTAGCTATATTTTTGATAGCAACTCTTGGAGTATGGGTTGTGGCCTCCGCGCGTGTGGCGTTTAGCTTTTGGCTTTTAGGGGGTAGGGGGTGCTATGAAATTGATAGCAACTCTTGGATTGTGGCCTTTGGCCCCGCGCCACCAAGACCAGGATAGATAAATAACTTCTTTTTTTTTACATATATAGCTGCCAGTACGAAAGGGATGGGGGGTGTATTTCAGTCGCTGCACGCCTAGGGGCTGTGGGCTGTGGGCTACACGCCTAAGGGCTTTAATCCAATGGCTGCACGCCCTAAGCCCTAAGCCCTAAGCCCTAAGCCCTAAGCCCTAAACTGTTACACACTGTTACACGAATCCGCAAGCCATACGCTTAAAACCATAATATACTAACGGACATCACTAACCAACTGGAGAATTTAAAATGACTAACCTAGAACTAATCAAATCAGCGCCTTATGCTGTATTACCTAAATCAGCATCTACGGGCGAACCAATGTTAAAAGAGTTACCTATATTGTTTCATAGCACTGTAGAGGCTACTCAATGGATGCACATTAATCTAAAGCACCCGTTTCACTATGTTGTAGTTGATACTGCTAAGGTGTAATTTTATGAGTGTAGAGAAATTAGAAAACGGCTATCTTATATCCACTATCTTACTGGGCATTAGAGTAAAGCGCAAATACTACGGTTATTCGCGTGCTGAAGCAATCGCAAAATTTAAGGAGGACATATTATGACATTCTTTAAAATTTTATTTATTGTATCTTTGTGCGTTGAAATAGCTTTGCTTATTGTAGTGTGCTTCGCTAGGGCTTTTAAAGTGCGTATGGCTGACGATTTACGGGATGATTTTAAAACGGCTATCACTACTATCTTTGTCTTGCTTCTGGGTTCAGCTTTCTTTGTGGAGGTGCTTTGATGAACATACATGTAAAAGCTGTAGCACGGGCTTTGAGAGACCGTCGTATTATATTGGTAGAGCACGCAGATGGTGAATGGAAGCCCCTTGCTTTATCTAGAAGCGCCACATTAAAGCATGTTCGCTCGCTAGCA